AGTGGTCGTATCCACTATCCTTGTCTGGGATTGTTGTACCATCTTTATAAATTTGCCTTTCCAAACTTTTTATAACATTTTTACACTTTGAAGCAATATATAAACTATTTTTGCCTTTAGCGTTTTTTAATTTTGCATTAACAGAATTAATTCTATCTCGTATTAAAGGGTGATTATTTCTAACTTTCAAATTAAAACCTGCGTTCTTTAAAATAGCTAAATCAGTCACGCCACCTGCAGACGTCTTTCTTTGCCTTGATGCAGGATCTGGATATACAGTTATTTGATAGCCATTATATCTGCTTATTATTTCTTCTGTCATTTCTTGTGTATTACTAGAATATATTTGTATCTCATCATAAATATAAACAACATCATTAATAATTTCACATACAACACAAACCATGGGATCTATGTTAAAGTCCATGCCAATATGGATAATTCTTGTTTGTGATTGATATTTTTCAATAATATTCTTAGTTCTGTCAAAATTATAATAAATAGAACCTGCGTAATTAACAAAAGATGCTTCGTATTCTTGTTGGAATGTTCTTTCATCTAAATCGTATCTAGCTTGTTCAATTTCATTAGCAGATACTTGCCCACCCTCTAAGGTAGTGTATTTAAAACTATTCCATTCTTTATCTGTTTCAGCCCTTAAAAAAAGATTATAACTCCAATTTCCATAACCTCTGGGAGTTCCTGTAAAGAGGCAATGCCCACCTCTATCTGAAAGAGTAGGTCGTAAAACTTCCGTCCAAGCTGTATCTTTAATGTCTGCAAATTCATCTAATACTAAAAAATCTAAACCTACCCCTCGTAAAGATTGTTCGTTATCGGCACCTCGTAAGCTAATTGTAGAACTATTTTTTAAATGAACAGTTAAATCAGCGTGATTAACCTTATCCACCCATTTATGTTTATATAACCTATCAATTAAATCATTCCATACAATATTCTTAGCCATACGATAAGAAGGGGCGACATACCATACTTTCTTTTTAGGATAACGTGCAAATCTTGCTAATTCGTTAATAGCTAAAAATGTTTTACCAAATCTACGTCCACTAATTAAAACTCTAAACCTAGCTTGACTTTCTATAACTGTTTGCTGAGGTTTAGTTAATCCCATTAATCATAAGACCATGGAAGCGGATCGTTATTCTCTGATGTTTCTATTTTATCTTTTTGACCTAACAGTTGCTTACCTAACCATATAAGCATAGTAGTATTTCCAGATTGTGCTTTTTCAAACTGTAGTCTTCGTAATGACATTCTGCCCTTATCTTTTCCCTTTTTTATAGTATCCGCAAAATTACGTTCTAGTGTATCTACTGAACACCCAAAGAATGATGCCATTTCTTCCATAGTACATAAAATTGATGATAATTTTTCCAACTGATCTTCGTTTATTTCTATTTTTGGTCTTCCAACCTTTTTCTTTTCTTCCATGTTTTACCTCTTATACCCAGAGTGTGGGTTCCATTTTTTTTACCTATACCATGAAATTATATTATTTGCCAATTCTTTAGTATCATCAAGGTTATCTAAGATGTAGGTTTCAATATTACTTTTAGAATTTGATATGATGTTTTGTATCTTTGTATATCTACCTTTGATAAATTTTTCTGATTGACTATCGTTTCTTTGCTGATGTCTTTCTTCAATAACTTTCTTAGTATTATTTAAAACAATAACTCGTAAATCATAATATTGATCTATAAACTCTATATTTTTAAGGCTGAATAGACGATCACCTTCAAATAATATATTTCTTTTATTAGCTTCTATGTATTTAATAAAGTGTTTATTAACTGCCATGGATAGTTTATCCGTACCTAAAAAAACAGAATCTTCGTTATAAATACCTAACAAAGATAAATTATTATCTTGATTGTAATGACCTCTTAACAGTCCATATTTAAAGTTTTGGAAATTTAATTGATTATATATTTCTTTAACTAAGGTTGTCTTACCTGTTGCAGGTACGCCACCGATAGCGATGCATTTATTTGTTTTTAATTCTTTCGTATTCATCTGAGGCACTACCACATTCAACCATTTTTTTTCTAAAATAACATACGATAGATATACGTTCATAAGGTCGGTCTGATGTCATAGCGGTGTTCCCATGTAGTTCATGTACATCAAATAGTGCTAAATCACAATTTCTTACATTAACTGCAATCCCATATTTAGGTAAAACAGTATATCCACCTTGATACTTTCCTGTTTCTAATACTGCTAGATTTCCAAATCCTTCTGGTAAGTCACCTGCATCATAGTGACATGCAGTCCTAAAATTTTTATTAACAGTGACTGTTGAGAATACAGTATTTTGTATTTTAAAATCATCATTAGTTTTATCCCATTCATCTTTTTGATTTTGCCACCTGTCTGGTAAATGTTCCTTAAACATTTTGGAAATAAATTGTATGTAGGGTACTGCTTTTTTATATTCTTGGAAGTGTTTGTAAGTAAATTCTGTTGTTCTGCAATAAGGTATACGAGCATATCTATCTGCATAACCAATAATGCTAGAATAAACTGCTTTAGCTTTAGGGGAGTTAGAAAGTGTTCCGTCTTTCTTTAGGGGTATATATCTATTACCTAAAATTTTTCCTACAGTTAATCCATCAATTTTATCTCCAATTTTTAATTCTGGTGGTAGTGGTCCAGAGGCTTGACCTCTATTGTTAGATAATGCAACTGCTTTTCTTAGGGCATAATAGGCATTTTCTGCAAGATTATGAGGGATAACATTCTTAATAAAAACCGCTATCGGTCTTCCATTTTCATCAACAATCTTTGTATCTTCTTCCAATAAAATATCTATGTAAGACTCATCTAAAAACTTACCTTCTAAATCTTTTATCTGTTGATCTGTTAATTTAGGTTTGACTGTTAGAGTTTTCATTTTCTATTGCTCGGTAAACTGTATCTGTCATGTTTGAAGTTCCATAAAATTTTTGCAAATTTTCAACCATTTTTTTAAATAATGGCTCGTTTTCACTATTAAGAAATAATTGTACCATACGCACTTGTGACATTGGTGCTTGAATATCTTCTGTTATTTCTTCTACTATATCATTTGTTTTTTCAAAAGTAGGTTCAAAGGCAACTATTTTTTCTATTTCTATTTCATCAAACCCTAAATGATTAAGATCATAATGATTATCCATCAAGTCACCCATCTCAAAATTTAATAATTTATAATCCCAAGAACTGTCTTGATTTAATCTATTATCAGTTATTCTATATGCTTTAGCTTTTTCTGGGGGTATATCTGCAATTAAAACAGGAACTTTATCTAAACCTATTTTTTTTGATGCTTCTAATCTTGTATGACCTACAATAACAACCATACCTTTATCAACTACGATTGGCTGTTGGAATCCAAACTCTTTTAATGAATTAGCAACTTTGTCTACATTTAAATTTTTTCTTGGATTTTTATCGTAAGGTATTATTTGGTTGGGTGAAAAATATTTTATATCCATTAGTGTAATGTGGGTAATTTATTTACATGCAAACCTAACATTTGCATCGCTAAATCTAAATTACGCTCTGCCTCCTCTTTAGATGCCCAACTTCCAAAATTAACATAAGCAGTATAAGTACCATCTTCGTTATCTACTATAATATAGCTTTGTGGTTGTGACATAACTGATTTCTCATTTTGATAATTTTAAAATAAATTTTAATCGTTAGATTGCAAGAATGAATGTTTATGGTATTACTCAAAAATCTATTAATTTTTTTCTTGACATATTCAAGTTTAATAATGCTTCTAAAGGCATTGACCAATTTGTAGAAGTAGAATTTAAACCACAAGATCGTCAATGGGCTAAAATTCATTTTATGAATCGCCCTTAGCAATAGCTTCGTCAAGTTCTCTAATATAACCTACTGACCATGATAATGGCTTCATGCCTTTTTTACGCATATCCAAGTCTGATTTAAATTTCCAATCTTTCATTTCCTGATCAGTTAATTTATCTTTGACTTCTGTACCTTCATTTAAAAATCCTTCAGCATTTAACCAAGTACTTGGGTGTTGTGCAAACTGTTTATCTTTAAGGGATTCGTAATATTCGTTATATTTTTTAGATAACATTTGAGGCTCTTCAAACCAATCTTTATGTAATTTTCTATAATTACGTCTTGCTTGTCCTTTGTTGATTTTGTAGCAAACATCTTCCCAAAACTTATTAAAAAAATTATCTATTATATTTTTATTAGATTTAGATATAGATATAGAATTAGATATAGAGGCAGTGCGATCGCTTTGCGATGGCTCTGCGATTGCATAACGCTTCTTTGCATTTTCCCTGTTAGTTTCTGTTAATGATACTGCTCTTTGATATTCTGATACTAAACGTTTTTGATACCAACCTTTATCCCAATCATTACCTTCGTATTTCCAAAATAATTTTAAAATATAATCAATCGTTTCTGGTTTTGAGTTCGGTGCTAAATTTAAAATAAAATCTTTGTTGTTAGGTAGATACCCCTCTTTAGACCAAGCATAAAAGATAAGGCGAAAATAAACTCCCAACTCCTCATTAGTTAAAAAACAAGTATCTGAATTGAAAGCATCAATCCATAAATTCATTTTAGGCATTTTTGACATATTTGTACTCCTGTTGTTATTAATAATTAAATTAATTTCTATAAAAATAAAGAGCAAAAAAAAAGGGGCAGGTCGATCAAACCTACCCCAAACAGGAGGAATATAATGTTAGAAATTATATTTAAACGAAACATACCTTAAAAACGGAGTAAAATAAAGGATAATTATTTCTATTATTTTCTTAAGAAAACTCTTAACATTTTTACTGCATAAGGTATATTAAATCTAACTTAACAGGAGTTATATATGTACTACAAAATCAAAACTACAGAAACTAACCTACCAAAGATTAGTTTTCATAGCATTCCAATTAACAGAATGAAAAAATATATTGATGGTGATTTAGAATTTATGCACTTCAATAATTTTTCTATCGTTGCTGACGAGGCAGGTAAGTTAAAAGATTTACCTATAAATCCTATCGCTAGTAAACTTGCAGGATTTAAAGTTGTTGGTGACGTTTTAATTTTAACTAAAGATGTTTTAGAGCAGGAGGTACAATAATGAAAGAATTTATAAATTGTAAAACTTGTGACGGATCTGGCATCAATCATATTTATGATGCTTTTGAAAAACCATACGAAGAGTGCCATGACTGTGAAGGTCATGGTGCTATTTTAGTTAATGGAAAGAGTTTTTCTATCTTACCTATGTTTGACAAGGTAAAACATTTTACAAAGATAGAGAATAACAAAGAAGTGATATATCACGCATATTATCTTAAAGGGATATTAAAAAAGATTATCACACAGGACGAATATACAATGCTTCAACAGGAGGGCAAATAATGACTAAACAAAAACAATGGGAAAATATCGTTGAAAAATTTTTTAAACAATTTGACGATATAACTAAAGATGCGAACAAACATGATATGAATGGTGAATTATCTATGGTCGCATTAGAAACATATATGAATTATGTATTAACTAATAATTGTGTCCATACATTACAAAACACAATAAATACTTGTTATGAAAAGGCGATTGATTTTCATATTAACAATTTAAAATCACATAAAAAATATAAAGTAGGGAGGACTAACTAATGAACTTACAGGCAGGTGATGTTTGCGTTTTTGCAAATGATGATTTCAAAGTCTTTTGGAATGGATCAACTACATTTAATGTCTATGATAATACAGATACAGAAGTAGATGTTTTTTCAGTTAACAGTGTAGATAATTCTAGCGATGCTATCTGGCATGCTAATGAATGGATAGATAACCTATATAAAGAAATGGCAGGTAATAATGTCTAAGACACCAAAATTTGAAAAAAGACATTTTGAATATTTAGCAGAAATATTACAAACTATAAATTTAGTCAATAAATATGCTGAATCAAATAAATTAACGACAGATTTTGTAAAAAATATAAATAAAATTTATATAGATTATTTTGCAAAAAAATTAGCATTGACTAATGATAACTTTGACCAAGAAAAATTTGTGGAGGCTTGTTCAAATGAGTAAAGAACTTAAACCTTTTATAAACATTGTCGGTAGACTTTATTTACAGGGGTATACTAAATATCCTTTATGCAAACACGAACAGGAGGAAGTTGATGCTAAAGATGTTGCTAATTATTTTGCTACTAGGATCATGCACATACAAACCTGTAGTAGATCATAGAGGGAATAAAGGAACAGAAGTAGCTTACAGATACAATGATGATCTACAAACTTGTAAAGCTATCGCAAAAGAAAACACCAATACTCTTATGGAATTTACAAAAATAAGTTATAATTGGTACATACGACCACAGTTATTATGGTTGCCAGATAAGGCAGAATATTCTTATAGAACTATGGTCCAAGACTGCCTTCAACAACGAGGGCATAGTGTTTTGAAATGACAGGAGGTAAAATGACAGATCAAAATCTACTATACAAAAAACTTTTATTGATTACGCATAATGTAAAATCAATAAAGCAAGATAAAACTAAAGGCATTCCATATAAAATAACATCATGGAACGCAGTGCATGACACAATCAAAAAAGAATTATTAGAAAATAATATTTTGATAATTCCCCATATTTCAGAACATACAAAAGAAGGTAATCTTACGACAGTAAAATTATACGCTGAAATTATTGATACAGTTAGTGGTCAAAAAATACAGGTAGGTGATTATATAGGTTATGGAGTTGATCAATCTGATAAAGGTTGTGGTAAGGCTACTACTTATGCTTACAAGTATTTATTAATGAAATTATTTATGATGGAAGTTGGAACTGATGAAGATTCAGAATATTCCAATCCACCTGTCATTCATAACAAACAATTAGGTAAAAAAGAAAGTGAGGATATTATCTAATGGAAAAAGTCGCATTTAATATTTTTAAAAATGAAAGCGAATACGAAAACGCTCCACCTTATAGAAACAATGAATTTGTTCCAGAAGAGGATTTTGTTTTAAAGGCAGGAGTGCCTTATGAAATTTCACTATTTAAAAACACAAGTGAAAAAACAGGTACGCAATATCTTAGAGTATCAGTCAAAGTTAATGAATGGGCAATAGAAAACAAAGATGTCTATGCACATTTAAAAGATGTCACTGATTCTATTAAGGAGCAAGAGGTAGATAAAAAAGATTTACCTAACGATCCCATTGAGTTCTAAGAATAGAAAAATAATTAAGGATAAAAAATATATGCAGTGGGTGTGTTCATCACTCCCCTGCTACGTTTGTAATTTAAATGGTCGTTCAAATTATCATCAAATACAATTCCACCACTTACAAGGAAAGCATCGTATCGGTGCTATGATACGAGACGATAGTACAGGTATTCCTATTTGTTTTCAGCATCATCAAGAACTTACCTTTAAATATGGGGAAAGAAAATTTTGGGAATTAATAGGAGTCGATCCTTTAAATTACGCACAAGAATTATATAATGAATATCAACAGGAGATCTTATGACACAAAATAAAACAATACTTAAACACTTAGAACAATCACCATTAACACCATTAGACGCATTGATGAAATATGGTTGCTTTAGATTATCAGCAAGGATTAATGAATTAAGGCAAAGAGGTTATCACATAGAAACAGTTTATAAAACTGATCCAGAAACAAAAAAGACATTTGCTGAATATCGTTTAGGTGGAAAATGATAAAAAAACAAGTAATTAAAAAAGGTCAAATATGGAAATCTATAAGAACTTTTCATGGCTCTCATGTTTTTTTATTAGTTAAATGTAAAAATGGAAGTAAGTGGATTATGTTTAATGGTAAAGAGAATCATAAAATGAAACCACAAGTAATATCAAAATGGTACACATTGGAGGAAAAAAATAATGTTAGATAAATCAGTCTTTGAAAAATTTGATTTACTGCCAATGAGTTATAGTAAGTTAAATTCTTTTTCTAATTATCCTTGTCAATTTATTATGAATAAACTTTATAAGGTAGATACAGGAACTAATCCTGCTATGCGAGCAGGTCAAGTAGTAGAAGAATTATTGTATGACTCTTTAATGCGTAAAGATGTTTATATGGATAAAGTTCTTTTACATTTTGAAGAAGATTTTTGCAAATATCATGACCAAGAAAAGGTTAGTAAATACCTAGAGTATATTCCTAAGATGTATAAGAACTGCGATAACTTTCTTAAACAATTAGGCAATTACCAATTACTTAGCTACCAAGAAGAAATTAGTACATCGATCTTAGGTATAAATTTTATTGGCTATACGGACTTTCTTTTTGATCTTGATGATGAATTATGGCTTTACGATTTAAAGACTAAAGCAAGAATGTCTAAACCAAGCAATAGTGAATATCTACAACAATGGATTTATAAAAAGGCTTTAGAAGAAAAATATCAAAAGCCTGTTCATTGTCATTTAGATATAGTCACACCTACAAAAAGACATTGTGAGGAATTATTCTTTAATGATAATCACGAAATTGAAATTTATAATAAAATTAAAGGCATGGCTTCACTGTTGCAAAAATGCAACACTATTGAAGAGGTAGCTTTATTGTATCAGCCAAATCTTGATTCTTGGGAGTGGAATAAACAAAACATACCTGCAAGAAAGCAAATATGGGGAATTTAGCTTTTTAAAGCGTTTACAGGGTATTTTATAGTTTTAGGGGAGTATCTATTAATACTCCCTTGTTTATATGCTCTATGCTCTTAAAAAAGGTTTTTTGAGGTATTTTTTTGATATAGGTACAGGCAGATTTAAGAATCACATGCCCAGAGCCTTTTTCTCCCTTAGATTTCATTGTAGATACATAAAAAGCTAGATTGTCCTCTTTTTCTAAAAATCCAATCGCTTTGCATAATTCTATTTCGCAATCTTGGTTAAATTCTTCTTCTGATTGCCATAAATTAGATGTGGAACTGTGGTCAAGAAATTCTAAATAGATTATCGTTTCAAATTTCTTCGGCATTAGTATAATTATTCCAATTAACAAACATGGAGTCCAAATGAATTAAGTTATATTTACAAATAATCACTAGATGTAAAGGCAAGGTGTTAATCATCTTGCCTTTTTTATTTTACCTATTCTTAATTTTGGTTTCTTTATTGGTATTTTACCAAATGATAATTTTTTAAATGTTCTACCCTTACTACCAATTATTTTTGGTTTAATTAAAACTGATAGTGATGTGGTAGTTGTTATCATTAGTGCATTAATCCATGAACAAACCAAACCACAATAATTATTGCAATTAGTTTCCATAAATTATTCCAAGTCCAATAAGGATCTAATTTATCTAGTACCCAATAGAATTTATTCATTATCCAATCTTTCATCTTGTATCCTTTCTACTTTGTAATTTTAGCTTTCTTCTCGTATGTTCTTAATCCTGCCATGCCAAGGAGTGCTAGAACGAGTGGCATCAAAGCATCTAAATCTAAACTTGGCAAGGGTGCAGTTTCTACAGAAAACAATGCAAGAAAAAATAATGTGAATTGTTTTGCGACATATTCCCAAAAGATTGCAAAAGCACAAGAAATTCCAATCAATGGCCTCCATGATCTTTGCAACATACCAGAAATATCAGTGGCAGTAGATTTAGCATCAGCAATATTTACATCTATTTGTTTAGAGTTAATTTCATTTTCTAATTCTTTTATGCGTATTTTAATTTGTCCTTTTTCTTCTTCTGATACATGTAAATCATCTATAATCTTTCCAACTTGACCAACCAAACCACCGCTTAATATTTTACTTAACATTTGATTCCCTCATTTGTTTAGCTAATCTTTTTGATCTGTTCGGTAGTTGCCTAGCCCACAAACTGTCTAACATTTCACGACTAGCCTTTTTATAATCTTTTTCTTTCAGAGCTTGTTGAAAATTTTGGAATCGCATTAATTTTGGTAAGCCAAGATTAAATGCCATATCCACCACAACAAAAAATGCATCTTCACTTAAATTATCTATGTCAATAAATTTTCTAGCGTCATCAATAGCTTGGTTAAGATCAGTAGTAAATATTTGATCTACCTCTAAATCTGTTAATTCTTTATCAAGTAAATATTCTTCATCAGGTATTTTAATTAAATGACCTACGCCTATAGTCCAATTATTTAAAGTATCTTTGTAAGCAGTGGTACGGATACCTTCACTATGTATGACTTGTGCTTTCAATTTTTCTATGTTCACTTTTTTCTCACTTTCTTAACCTTAGGTAGTAGCTCTGTTAAAACTTTACTAAGGTCTTGTTGCAAAACATTTAAGTGACCAATATGCATATCTATACTATTGCGTTGCGTCACTTCAGTTAATTCTTCATTTGTCATTGTTAATCTAATTTGGTTTCCCACTTTAATTATTCTCATATATAAATGTTTTTATCCCATGATCCATTATTCTTCAAGACCATAGGAGTAATGGCAGGAATACCATCTGTAATTAAAGCACAACTTAAAATGGGTTTAGCTACATTTACTTTCATATATGCCATACTTAAACTATCTTTATTGACTAAGCACCCTGTAGAAATACCCCAATTTAAAGAGTAATCATTAGCTACAAACTTAACCTCACTTACTGTATGGAAGTGTCCTTGTACGCAACACATACTTGTTTCTTTAACTGCTTTGGCAATATCTTTAGAAAACTGATGTGCAAAACAAACAGTATTTTTATCTGTCTTTACAATGTGTTTATCTTTCCATATCCAATTTTTGTTAACATCTAAAATATCATTGTAGGGTTTTATAAACTGTCTTGACATCTTACTAGCTATTGCTCTGCGTAATACTAAACTACCATGATTGCTTTCTAGTAAAGTCATTTTAGGAAATATTTTTTCTAATCTTTTAATCCAAGATTTGGTGACTTCTAATTCATCAAAGGCACTAGGTAGATCAGGATCTACGCCATGAAAATTTTGTGAGTGATAATCAGCTTCATCACCGATATGCACGACAGTATCTGGTTTATAATATTTATTTAATTTAGAAAGAAAGTCTATGCAATCTGGGTGGGAATAGGGAAAGTGTGTGTCACCAATGACTAATATTTTTTTATGACTGCTCATATTCTGTTGCGTCTACACAAGCAAAAAAGTATTTGCGAATATTCTGTTCATCTAACATAAACTTTAGATAACTTCCATTCAATTTGCAATCTTCTACAGATTTGTGTTTTTCGTTAATGGAAATACATTCCCCTGCTATGCACATATATCCCAAAAGGAATATAGAGGAAATATTCAAAGAATTAGATCTCTAAGTAATATAATTAAATTTGAGAATACAAGAATACCAACCGTCCAAAGAACTTTATTGATATGTGCTATAGATTTTTCTATATGAAATAAATGGTTTGATTTGATAATCTCAATATCTTTTTGTATTAGAGATACCTCTTTATCAAGTTTGTTTATTTTTTCAGCCTGTGTTGCCATTTAAATTACTGTTTAACTTTACTTGTGATTGTTTGTCAAATGTTTCTATTAACTCTTTATCTTTCTTTAATTTTTCTTGGTATTCTGCTTCATTTTTTTGTTGTAGTACGCAATCATCAATAGTTTTTTCATTAAACTTTTTTCGCCATTCTGAAGTTCTAACATGAGCAACTTCCAATCTATCTAGTAAAAATTGATTGTGTGTTCTTAACTCTCGAACTTCTTTTTTTGCTTCTCTTAATTGTTTTTCTGTTTCTGTTTGTGTTGCCATTTATTTTACTCCTGATAATGGGTTATTTAATGCTTTTCTAATATCTGATTCTAATTTTTCTTCTAATAGTTTCAAGTCTTGATGTAATTGCCTATCCATATCTTTTACCATAGTTTCTACATCTTTAATTATTCTATCTTGTAATCTAGTATCTTGTTTAACTGTTTTTATGTCATCTCTAAGATCATTTTTTTGTGATTGTACTACGTCATTTATAAGTGAAACTTCTTCCAATATCATTGAAACTTCTGATTTAAGAACTGCAATCTGTTCATCAATATGGCTTAAATCTGGTGCAGTATATCCTTCTATCTTGGCTTTCATATCCAAGTAGTCATCATAGAATTTGTAGCCAGTCCAACCACCACCAATAATTGCACCCATTAATGATAAGATGATAAAGAACTTACCACCTTTAAACTTCATTCCTTGATATTCTACTTCCATTGTAAATCCACTAATTCATTGTGTCCTAAATCATTATTCATAAACAAATTATACATCAAAATATTATTATCAATTATTTCAGCATCTGGCAAAGTTCTATTATCAAAAAATCCTTGTATCTGTGGTAGCTGAGGTTGGTCAAAGAAACTCTTACTATCTGCTAAAACTTGCATCACAACTAAAGTCTTTGTTTGATTGTTGGCGTCATATTTACCTTTATCACCCATTTTCTTGACTATCTTGTTGGCTTTTTCTTGTTTGGTTTCTTTTACTTCTTCTTTGGATTCTTCTTTTGTTTCTTCAACAGGCTCATCTACAGGCTCGTCAACCTTTGCAACTTCAACTTCTTCTACAGTTTCTTCTACAATTTCTTCTACGACTTCTTCCATTTCAACTTCTATGATTTCTTCCATAGGTGCTTCTTCTATTTTTATTTCTTCAATAACAGGTGCTTCTATTTCTGCTTCAACAGTTTCATAAGATATTTCCATTGGCTTAGCTTCTATAGGCTCAAACATAATAAAATCATCTTGTTTAGATACATCATTGAATTTAAATACATCTTCAGCGACATCAATTAATTCTGGTTGGTCTAGGTTTAAAGCAATAAAAGTTTCTATCTTTGTAATTTCTTGAGTAATGATTGTTTCAATAACATTATATAAAACATTAATACTCACATCATCAAATAGAACTCCCACCGCTAGATTAATATCTCTACCCCCTACTTCAATAATGAGATTAGTTATCTTTCCTGAGAAATCAAAATTACCTTGATATTGTTGATATCCACTATTAACACCTGAAGCTGATAAAACATCAGTACCATTAAAGACTTCCGTATTTCCATTTCTACCAATGACTTTCATATAAACACTATCTTGTTCATCTTGTTTATCTACTTTGATTGTATATTCAGTAGTGCCACCATAATTAATATCTAGTTCTGAAATATCTACTTGCTGATAAAAGGTGGTTAAATTACTGTCTGTAATCTCAGCACATTTATCTGTGCCTAATTCATTACAATAACTACCAGAAGGCATTGAGGCACTACCCTGCCCACCCCAATCAATATCCATATCACCCTCTTTTGATGTAGAAACAAATCCATTACTGCCATCTAATATATCTCCGCTATCTTCATTCGTGACTGTAGTTGTTGTTGTAGTGGTTGTGGTAGTTTCGGTTATATAGATACCTGTACTATCAGTTTCTTCTTCAATGACTTTTTCTTCAGTAATTATATCTGTCACTAAGGGAGTACATAAACCTATAGTGTCAGTAGAGCAATCTTCAGCTTTAGAATATGAGAAGCAAACCAAGAGCCATAAGACCAAAATTTTTAAGACCATCTATATCTCCTTCTTGCGTTTCTTGTTTAATTGGTTTTGGTTTAATTAAAGCAGTGCTACCTTGAGGAACTTTATCAGGATTTTGTTCCCATTGTTTTAAGGCATCTTCACCTATATCGGACATGTATGGGCAAGGTGTTCCAGACATAATCATAGCATCAAAAACTCTTGCGTCTTGGCATAGAATAGAAACACCTGCAACCTTCATTCCCATTGAGTAAAGACTTCGTGCTAGTTTAATTCTTTCGCAGTTCATATCTGTAATGGTGACACCTGTACTAAATCCAATCACATTTGATTGAATAGCACCAGATACACCAGATTTACAAATATCACTATTAACTATATTGATTGCAGGGGAATTAGCAGTAGGGGGTGTATTATTAACGACAGTAGAACTAACTGTATTCGTCTCAGCTTTGACATCTGTAAAAATTGCAACTGAAACAAAGACAAATAAAATTGATGTTAATAGTTTCATTATCTCGCAGTGACAGGAACTCCAGAACTAGTAGAAAATGGGTTTTCTGCAAATGCCATGTAGAGGTATGTGCCACCTGATGCGTTATCTCTAGCATTGCTTGTTGTTAATTTAAAACCATTGCTTACAAAGTCTAAATTATCAGTTGGGTCATCATATTCACCATTGGATAAATTTGCTGAAACCATTCTACCTACACCATTAAAAGAATCTCTTTTATTATCAAATATAATCCAATTATCCGCACTATCAGTTCTTTTAATCATAACCCAAGCAGGTTTAAAGCCTGTATGAATGTACGTTCCGTCTGTACTTCCATTACCTGTATAAGAGCCAAATTTAGAGTAGCCTTCTATTTCTGCGAAAACATAAGAAATTATATCTCCTTGATTTGCTCCCATAGAACTTCTAAAAGTTGTTGTTGTAAAGGCATTCGCTGTAGTAGCCCCAAAAGCATTAGTGGTATTCAAAAAAGAATAATCATCTGTTCCATCAATAGCAGTGGTTATAAATGCCCAATTCGTACCACTTGTATCTCTATCTTTTTCTATTAATACTTTAGGAGTTTTACCTAATCCATGTCCTACTGTAGTCACTGAATCTGAATTTCTTGTGTAAGACACAATACTAAAACCTGCGGTTTGATTAGCTGATACTGTACTCGCATTTGTACCATCAGTATTAGAAGCAGTTGTATTTGAGCCTAGCCAGTTCCAAGCGACAATGTTATTGCCACTACCATTAACAGAGCCTCCTGCATCACCTACAGAAAAACCATCTGAATCAAAAGATGTAATTCTATTTGTAGCAGTAGATTCAGCATCAGTTGCGTTAGAACTTAAATATTTTGTATTTCCTCTTACATTATCAGCAATTTGATGTGAGAAGGCTTGATTACGACTTTTCATCCACACCCAATCAGGTTGAAATCCTACTCCTGTAATAGATTGTGCTGAACTTGTTCCTGAATACAAAACAGTATTAAAATAATCACTACCATCATCAATCGTAGGGGATAATTCAGTTGCTAGGTTTTGAGTACATAGTGCAAGATAGCCAGAGGGTGGTGCGTATTCAAAGTTTCCATAATCGTTATCATCACTGTTGCCAGATGTGATTGAGAATGAGGGATTACCAAAGTTAAATTCTACTGTTGAGGAAAGATTACTATTTATGTCACTAGCTGAAGCAAAATATTCACCCAACAATGTTGAACTTGGTGCAGTGATAGAAAAACCACCTGTATTTGTTTCTGGATTAGCAGAGTTTTGCCAAGTTCCATTCTTACTAAAATATAATTTATTATTATCTAAGTCTATTCCAACACCTAATATATCAGACGTACCCAAAGAATCACCATAACTAGTTTCAACAGTATTTTCCCTAATAGCACCACTAGTAAATTTATAACCATAATCATTTGATTTATTCCCTACTTCCTGCTCTGTTCCTGTTCCTGCAGTTGAAACAATACCTACAAATAAATTACCTGATAAGTTTGATGCTTTTGCCTCAAAATACCATTTACCAGAAGATATTCCCATGGTGCTTCTTGGATAGCCATAGCCTGATCCTGCGGTGACCATTTTACAATTACCCTCACTGAAGGTTGAGTTTGCCCAATAATTATCTAAAGGATTTAGAGTAGCAAAGTTATTAGTCGGTGTATCTGTTGTTTGGTCTGTAGATGCTAAATTAGTTGCAGTGAAGTTATTACCATTACCAGAACTATCAGCACCGAGACTACCGCTATCTGAGAAGTTTAGTTTATAACCATTCGTGCCATAGCTACCTGAATAATCTTTGGGTTTCCATATACCTGAAGAAGAATCAAATTCACCAAAGTCTGTAGGTGCTTTTGCAGTTCCGTCTATGAAATGAACTTCTGCCATATACCCATCAAAGTAAAGATTATTAGCAGGTCTGCCTCCAATCTCATGCTCATAAGTTGCATCATTAATAGAAAAATCAGTATTTTGTGATGGGTATGTTGTGGTATTATATGATACCTCATTTCCATTAACATAAAATCTAATTCTATTAGATGCAGTTGCTTGAGTTGTATCTACTGATAATAATATATGATACCAAGCCGATACATCTCTGAATAAATTATTAGTATTAACCTCTGCACTTGATGTGCTATCAAAAAAACTTAATCTATCTGCACTGTCAAAATTAAAAATAGTTTGTGGTGTGTTGTCTGTATCTGCTGATGCAAATAATATTTCATTTAAACCATTATTACCTTTTTTTACCCACCCACTCCAAGTGAAAGTTTTTCTATTTCCATCACTACCAAATGTTTTTGTTAATGAAGCACTATCATCATCATTAAATCTTAGAGAACTAGCTTCACCAACTGCACTAACTGCACTGTTCCCACCTAGAATTGGGAATGTCATTATATCACCTCTGGGAAACTAGCTAAAGGTCTTGAGGTTGTATTTGTATCTTCGTCATACACCCAAGTGAATAAAGTTTTTAAAGCGTCAACATCAGAACAAGCATTTATTTGTGTTTCCATTTCATTTGATTTTGCTCTTACATTTGTTCTATAAGTTGCAACATCACTTGGTACAGAATAATCAGATACTTCAGTTGCTTTGACTACATGCCAATCAGTAGGGGATAGAAGTCCACTTGCTTGTTGTTTGATTTTGTTAATCTCTAATCCTTTTAATCCGTATTGTTTGATGTCACCGACTTCTTTATCGCTAGGGATTTCATCACCATCTTCAAATAGAATATCTGCTAAAGGTTTTGCAGTTGCAGTGCCATAGCTTCCTGTGACTACATTATCAGCATAGGAATAGCTGATATCAGTGTTGATATAATAATATTCATCTTGTTTGTTTGAACTATCTATAACCACTTCATAGATGCCTATCGCTTCTCTTTCTTCGTTAGTCCATAATGAAAAGATTGATTTAGGATATTGATTATCATTGATAGTAATTCCTTTATTAGAATTTACTATTTTGACGAATTGTCCGTTTTCTACTAATGCAAACATTATGTAAGATTTAAACTCCTTCCTGTTTCATATAAATTTGTTCCGTTTGATTGAAAAACTATAATATCTCTAGCACTCGCAGTTGTAGTGAGTGTAGGTGCGGTTGCAGATGCAAACTTAAATACGGAGTTGAATGTAGCAGTTCTTGAGCCTGTGCCATCTTGAATAATTATTAAAGCATAAAATCCACCATCAATTAAATTTGTCGGTGCTGAAAAAGTTCTATTACCACCCAAAGTCACTTGAGCCACTTGGATAGCTGATGTATCCCAAGCTATGGTTGCACCATCTGTTAGCGTTCCTGTAGGTGAGTAAGCTACATTATCAAATAATATTTTACCTGTTCCGTTAGGTGTAAA